CAAGAAAGACGAGTCGAAAAGACAGATCTTAAATTGAACGGATAGCCCGAACTATCTACGGACTATCGCGGAAGCCACTGCGAAGTGGCTCCCGGGTGAGTAACAACTCTCACCTTTGTACGCGCAATATTGCGCATGGTAAAAGGGGCAGCGGATGCAGATCCGCTTAATGCCCCGAACACCAAGGCAGCTGAGCTGCCTTTTTCATCTAGAGATCTCCAGTATCTATCCGGAGTAATCTCCGATTGAATCTCTTGCCATTTCCAAGACCGTGTCCTTCGACTGAAGGTACAGTTTTGAGATGTCAAGAATTCACTACCTAAGCTTGTAATTGCCGAGTCCGCATTCCCTGGGTAGGGTCTGTAGAGCAACAATTCCTTCGGAAGCAGCCTTAATACAAAGGGGCGGCAACCGTCGAAGAAATCAGCGGTTCGCTGACTTCTGCAACTTAGGTTAAGGAACTTGAAAATGTTCTGAACAGAATCCAGAGCAAAATCAAGGGTGAACGGACGAACGTCCTTACCATCGAACCAATCTGCTCCACAAGATTCACGAAAAGGGCCTGTTTTAAAGGTCTTATCGGTATTTACTGAGAACCCCATGTATTTAAGTAACAATACTACGGGTTCATAAAACTGCTTGCGTATAACAATGTCATCACCGTAAACCCGGAAATCAATTCCAGGCCGACCGGCGCCGACACTAACGCATGCAGCAGTAAATAACAAGGTTTCAAGTGGAAAGCAGAAGCCGTTGCCCATGGAGCAGAACTTTTCGAAAGGTTTTACAACCCCGTCGAAAACGAAGCTCTTGGATCTGAGACTATTTAAAAAATAGAACCAGTCCGGGGGAAGAAGTTCTCTACAGAGCTCTATCGATATGCTATCACTAGCAGAGGATAGATCTATTGTACAGAATGCATCTTCATCGTCTAATGATCCCTCACGGGCCATCACACGATTTGGTTCCTGATCAGTGAGATCAATGCCGATGCGCTTAAGCCTAAGCCTAAGTGCTTCGTCAACACCCTTCTGAACAAAACCATTCAACAGCGGCTCGACTGCTATAGACCGGAAGGTCTTAGCAGTCTTCGGTACAAACACGATCTTATTATGGTTGACCAGCTTACATTTGCTGAAATATCTTTCTCTTTCGAGAGATAGATCAGCACGCCCGGATGAGAAACCGCCATGCTCAGGGAGAAGAATCTCTCTGAACTGCGCATGACTCATCAGAGCGCCGTAAGCATACTCAAAGGCACCTGGCGAAACGGACCAATCACGAGATAAAAGTTTTCTCGCTGCATTGGTGGCATTCCCGTGAACTCCAAGACTTGCCCCCGGACCAAAGCCGCACTTGCTCCAAATTTCCGAAAGAGAGGGTGCTTCCCCGATAGTATATCGGATGAAGTTTCTCATTCTTGAGAAATCTGGTTCAAAAGGAATCGGACGACCCTTACGGGTACGACGTCCTCTCATCCGTTCATTCATACGCTTGCAAGAATGCTCGCTCTGAATAAACTTTTGATACGCTTTCTTTTCCGGATCGTTTTTGTGCGATCCAGGTGGGAAAGGGTACTTTTTGATAATGGCGGCAAACTGATTCGCAACAAAATGCTCCGTTGCATCATCGTACATCTGTGATGATAAAGAATCAGCGAAATCTATCAGATCTGAGAAATCCTCGTTCCTAACATAGGTCGAGATAGTTTCACAGAAAGGATAGTGTTCGTAGTCACGGCACAGTTGAAGAACTATCGATCGGTAGTTACTGATCGACGCTCTCTGCAGAATCCGACGCGTGTATTGCACGCGCGATAGGATTGAGTATTTCATTATGATTTACTCCATTAATGCTTCTCAATGGCGAAATTACCAGTGAGAGAATGATAATTGTGATCAGCACCATGCCGATCACCAAGACAACGTGCTTCATCAGAAATTAATCTGTTGAGATTTCACGTGTGCCTTGAAGGATGCCGACGCAATGAAGGCACCCATATCATTCAACAAAGCATCAACGTCTGCCGAAGAGTAACCAACGGGAACACTTACTCCAAACTCACCGATAGCGTCGCCCGCAAGGGTAGCGGCACCGGTAAGAGTCAGAGTCCGTGTAAGCTTCGCAGAAGTGCGTCCAACCCCCGAAAATGCAATGGTAGCCTTGGGCGCGGTACGACGAAGGACAACATCATCCTTCACCGAAACCGTTTTCAAGGAACCAATGTATCCAACAGCGTTTTGCTGAAAGGAATCGGCGGTGTACGTTTTTGCGTTGATAGTCAGTGACATGAGAGTTAACCTCTTTATTTAGTTGGTTGAATAAGATAAACGAAATGTTTACCTTAGTTTTTGCATCAAAAGAGCAATGGCATCGCCAGCCCGAGTAAGATTAGCAAATCGAAAATCTGATTTGATAACCAATCCGGGAGCAACGATACCAGGGTTCCGTATTGTCGACTCGTACGTATATAAGCACGAGCCTGGCTGAGGACGGGAAACAGCAGCTAATGAAGATTGAGCACTTAGAAAGTCCTCTTCAACATAAGCAATCTGCAACTTGCGTTTCAGAACAGTACAGGAACCTAACTGATTAAAGCCGATTGCAGGTACGAGTGCGCCGATGAAATCGCCAATATTGGCGAACCAGTCTAGCACAAATGAGTAGGGCATTAACTCCCAAGGCAAAGTCATAAGGCCTTTCCCGGATAAACCGAGATTGAAACCAAATGACGAGTCATACTCATCAAGGGACATGATACGAACTTCAAGACTTTCAGAGGTAGTATACCTCTTAGTGAAGTTCCATGTTCCTAAGAGACTCCCCGTAGTAGTGAAGGTTGACGGCGAAGCCGACAATCCAACACTGCAGCGGGAGGTCTCTCGAACTCGTGAAACGGCTTTCTTAACACCTTCGACAGCGGCTTCTACATCAGAAATGAGCGGTTTAAGCCCATATCTGAAGAGTAAATAAGCGTTTGACGTAGCTTTAGCTCTAGTAAGCAATTTACGGTTTTTACCCATGAATTGATTAGTTTGAGTTAAAGATTGCGACAACATAGCCGAGCTTTTATCAAGTTCAGCTAAGGTTTCCCAAAGATTACTCTTTGAGCGGCCCCGTTTATTTAAACAACAAGTAGAAGCTTCTAAAATGGCACTTGCAACGTCATCAGCAGCAATCAAGCTGTTGGGTGACTTAAGCGTTCCATCCGACCAGGTTGAAAAACCAAAACCGGATTGGAATCTCCCAGAAGTAAGATCACCATCCTGAAGGATACGATATTGCCGGTTATAGGAGTAAGGACTCGCGCAATCAGGGCTTATAGCCATGACTGAGCTAGCCGAACTACCAGTTCCCGGAGATATAGTAGCCTTTTGCATTGACATGGGGTTCATAAATACCCGTCCGTCTTTGCTTAAGCGATGGAAACCAGGGACCACTTCGTCTCTCATATCTGCCATAGAGCCGACAAATGCAGTGTTAACGGCCGAATAAAACTGCGACCATACGGGGGTAACCCCGCAAGTGGGCGTAGTGAATTGTTCGGCACGTACTGTATTTGTAAGCGCTTTGGAAGTATTGAGAAAACGTAGACGTCCCATGGGAAAAGTACCTTTAGAAAAGGTGAATCAGTTAAAGATCATCAACAACATGCTAATGACCCGCAGCGAAACTATAGCTGCTTAAAAGAACCCCCTTACGTCACTTTGTAGGTGGAGTATATGCCAACTCGTGGTATGCCTTATGAACTCTTTCGAGTTCAATAAGATTCATAGTCGCGAGCATCTCTTCAGGAATCGGATCGAAATCCGGATTTCTGTCGAGAAGCAACCGTTCGAACATTGCTATCTGGAGTTTAACCAGAGTAGTTTTGGCTTCGACAGGTGTTTGCATGATAT